CCTAGCCTACTGGCTGGGAACCAACCCGAAGGAAGCTGATCGCATTTCCCGCTTGGCACCTCTTTTGCAGGCCCGAGAGATTGGGAAGATTGAGGCCAAACTTGGCTCCAATCCTCTTGTGAAACCGACTACGTCTGCGCCTGCGCCTATTTCGCCTGTTACCGCACGCACCAGTGGAAGCCCGTCCTACGACACGACTGATCCTCGCTCGACGAAGACCATGACTGATTCGCAGTGGATTGAAGCTGAACGTGCTCGGCAGATGAAAAAGCTGCAAGCACAAATGAACCGCTAAAACTTTGAAAGGACCGCCGAAATGGCTAATAGCATTCTTACCATTGACATGATCACCCGGAAGGCTCTCGAAATCCTCGAGAACAACCTAGTGCTCACCCGTAACGTGAACCGTCAGTACGACGACAGCTTTGCTGTTGAAGGTGCCAAGATTGGTTCGACCCTGCGTATCCGTCTGCCTGACCGCGCTCTGGTCACCGACGGCGCCGCCCTGCAAGTGCAGGACGACAACGAGCAGTTCACCACTCTGACTGTGTCTTCGCAGAAGCACATCGGCGTGAACTTCACGTCTGCCGAACTGACCATGCAGTTGGACGACTTCGCAGAGCGTGTTTTGAAGCCTCGTATCAGCCAGTTGGCCTCCAGCATCGATGCTGACGTGGCAAACAGCTTCAAGTACATCGGCAACACCGTTGGCACCCCTGGCACCACGCCCGCCACCTCGCTGGTTCTGCTGCAAGCCCAGCAGAAGCTCAACGAGAACGCTGCTGTGATGTCGCCTCGCTACGCCACCGTCAACCCGGCTGCTAACGCTGGTTTGGTTGAAGGCATGAAAGGTCTGTTCAACCCCACCGACACCATCAGCAAGCAGTTCAAGAACGGCATGATGGGCACTGGCGTGCTGGGCTTTGACGAGATCAACATGTCTCAGTCGATCAAGCAGTTCACCACCGGCTCGCGTGACGCTACTGGCGGCTCGACCTCTGCCGCTGTGACCGCTGAAGGCGCTACCTCCATCGTCATCACCGGCGCTGGTGCGAACGACACCATCAAGCTCGGCGACGTGTTCACCGTGGCTGACTGCTACGCTGTGAACCCGCAGACCCGTGAGTCCACTGGTTCGCTGTTCCAGTTCGTTGCTGCTGCTGACGTGACCCTGAACGGCTCTGGCGCCGGCACCGTTACCGTGTCCCCAATGTACTCGGCCAACCACGCGCTGGCTACCGTTGACGTTCTGCCGCAAACCGGCAAGGCCGTCGTGTTCGTGGGTGCTGCTTCCAGCCAGTACGCTCAGAACTTGGTGTACCACAAGGATGCGATCACCTTCGCCACCGCCGACCTGCTCCTGCCGCAAGGTGTGGACATGGCCGCTCGCGCCGTTCACAATGGCATCAGCCTGCGCGTTGTCCGTCAGTACGACATCAACAACGACCGTATGCCCTGCCGTATTGACGTGCTGTACGGCTACAGCGTGATTCGTCCTCAGATGGGCGTTCGCCTCTGGGGCTGATTGAATGGGGGCTTCGGCCCCCTTCTACACATTTATTTTGAAAGGATTTCATCATGGCTCTCCCTAATGGCGCAGGTGGTTATCAAGTCGGCGACGGTAACTTGACCGAGGCACAACTCACCGTACAAACTATTCCCGCAACCTTGACCGGCGACACTACGTTGACCGCTGCTCAAGTGGCTGTTGGTCTGGTTGTGTGCAACAAAGGCAGCGATGCCACGCTGACCGTGACGCTGCCCGCCGCAGCGTTGCTCGACGCGGCTGTCCCCAGCGCAAAGGTTAACTCCGCTTTTGAGCTGACCATTTGCAACAACAACAACACCGGATCATCGTCTACCGTTCCCGTTACCACGGGCACTGGTATCACGATCTTCGGGTCTGTTACCGTTCCACGCTTCGGTGCCCACACGTACCGTTTCGTGCGTACTGGCGAAGCAGCTTACTCGGCGTTCTTGAAGTAAATAATGGGGGCTCCGGCCCCCGTTTTTAAAGGAAACACTATGTCCTCCAATACCAAACCAATTGGTGTGGCTTTTGAAGACCAGAACATCATTGGGTCTGACTCAGTGCTGTCTGGTGGTGAGCTGGGCTACACCGCAGAAGCGAGTGGTACGGTCACGCAATTGACTGACAAATCGACGGGCGTGACCTTGAACAAGTCCGCTGGTCAGATTACGATGAACAACGCCGCTCTGGCTAACGCCACGAACGTCTCGTTCACGCTGACCAACAGCACTATTTCGGCCAAAGACGTTGTGGTGTTGAGCGTGTCTTCCGGTGCCACTGCTGGCGCCTACAACTGCTGGATTTCTGGCAAGGCTACTGGAAGCTGCACGATCACCCTACGCAACCTTTCGGGCGGTTCGCTGTCCGAGGCCGTGGTGATCAACTTTGCGATAATTCACGTACAGTAAAACCGAACGGGGCCGACAATCTCGGCTCCGTTTCTACACATGCCCGTAATCTATCTCACACACCCAGTCCACGGCGCTAAGGTTGCGACGATAGACTTGGAAGCCGATTTGGATGTCCAAAACGGCTGGTCAAGATACAATCCAGAAATTGTGGAAACCGCGCCGGAGCCAGAACTGGTTGTGCGGCGCGGGCGGCGCAAGAAGGACGAAGAGGAATAGCATGACGACCTACACCGCAGGCGAACAGATTAACCGGGCGCTTCGGTTGTTGGGCGTTTTGGCTGAAGGAGAAACTCCGTCTGCGTCGGTGTCGCAAGATGCTTTGATGGCGCTAAATCAGATGGTTGATTCGTGGTCAACCGAGCGACTGGCTGTTTTTGCCACCATCGACCAGATCGTCAACTGGCCGACCGGCTCTATCAACGAGACTCTTGGCCCCAGCGGTTCGCTGGTACGCCTGAACGGCACTGCTGTACGCCCGATTCTGGTGGACGACGCCACCTACTTCAAAGACCCCGGCACTGGCGTGTCGTACGGCATCAAGCTGATCAATCAGCAACAGTACGACGGCATCGCTGTCAAGACTGTGACCTCGACTTTTCCGCAGGTGATGTTTGTAAACAACACCTACCCGAACTTTGACATCTTTATCTACCCGCGCCCGACGCGGCTGCTGGAGTGGCACTTCATCAGCGTCCAAGAGTTGACGCAGCCGGCTAATCTGTCCACCCAGATTCTGTTCCCGCCAGGCTACCTGCGGGCGTTCACCTACAACTTGGCCTGCGAGATCGCGCCAGAGTTTGGCGTCGAACCAAGCCCCCAGGTGCAGCGCATTGCGATGTACAGCAAGCGCAACTTGAAGCGCATCAACAACCCGGACGATGTGATGTCGATGCCGTACTCGCTAATCGCTACGCGGCAGCGGTACAACATCTACGCCGGAAATTTTTGATCATGGAGTTCACTTTTCGCTCTCGTCCCTTCGAAGTGTGCGTGCGTCTTGGCCGCGTATACGACTTGCTGGAGGAGCGGTTCTTGGGTTCCGCTATCAACGTGCGCGTCGGCAAAACTGTTTGGACTACCGGTAAAGGCTTGCAAAGGATAGGTCAAGCATGAAAACGCCGATCCTTGGCTCGACCTATGTGGCTCGCAGCGTCAACGCTGCGGATGCCCGCATGGTCAACCTGTTTCCCGAGATCGTGCCCGAGGCGGGCAAGGAGCCGGCGTTTCTAAACCGCGCCCCCGGCCTGCAACTGCTCAACTCGATTGGCACTGGCCCGATCCGTGGTTTGTGGGCCTTCTCGCCGCAGGACGGCACCGGCTTTGTGGTGTCGGGCACCCAGTTGTACAAGATCAACAACAGCTACACGCCGACGCTGTTGGGCACCGTGGCAGGCGCCGGCCCGGTCAGCATGGCCGATAACGGCACCCAGCTCTTCATCGCGGCCAACGGCCCGAGCTACATCTACAACAACACGACCAACGCCTTTGGACAGATCACCGACCCGGACTTTCCTGGCGCAGTGACCGTAAGTTACTTAGACGGCTACTTTGTCTTCAACGAGCCGAACAGCCAAAGGCTGTGGATTACGGCGCTGCTTGACGGCACGTCGATTGACCCGCTGGAGTTTGCCAGCGCCGAAGGCTCGCCCGACGGATTGGTGGCTGTTATATCCAACTTCCGCGAGGTGTGGGCCTTTGGCACCAACTCAATTGAGGTTTGGTCTGACACGGGCGCAACGGACTTCCCGCTCCAGCGCATCCCTGGTGCGTTCAACGAGTTGGGCTGCGCCGCGCCCTACTCGATTGCCAAGATGGACAACGGCCTGTTCTGGCTTGGGCGCGACCGACGCGGTCAGGGCATCGTCTACCGGGCCAACGGCTACGCCGGCCAGCGCATCAGCACCCACGCCGTCGAGTGGCAGATTCAGCAGTACAGCGACCTGTCGGACGCGGTTGCGTACACCTACCAGCAAGACGGTCACAGCTTCTATGTGCTAATCTTCCCCACGGCCAACACGACCTGGGTGTACGACGTTGCCACCCAAGCCTGGCATGAGCGGGCTGGCTGGAACAACGGCGAGTTCACCCGACACCGCAGCAACTGCCAGATGGCGTTCAACAACAAGGTAGTCGTCGGCGACTACGAGAACGGCAACATCTACGCCTTTGATCTGGAAGACTACTCGGACAACGGCAGCATCCAGAAGTGGCTGCGGTCGTGGCGGGCGCTGCCTACTGGCGCCAACAACCTCAAGCGCACCGCGCAGCACAGCTTGCAACTCGACATCGAGGCCGGCACTGGCTTGAACTTGGGCCAAGGCAGCGACCCCGAGGTCATGCTGCGCTGGTCGGACGATGGTGGTCACACATGGTCCAACGAGCACTGGGCGCAGATCGGCAAGATCGGCGAGTACTATCGCCGGGTGTTCTGGCGGCGCATGGGCATGACCCTGAAGCTGCGCGACCGCGTTTATGAGCTATCGGGCACCGACCCCGTGAAGATCAGCATCATGGGCGCAGAGTTGATTCTGAGTCCAACGAATGCTTAGCCCAACCCCGCCAATCATTACGCCCCCACGGGTGCCGCTGGTTGACCCGCGCACGGGGCTGATCAGCCGGGCTTGGTACTTGTTTTTCCTGTCGCTCAACAACGCGGCCACGGCGATCATTGACGACTCAGGCATTACGTTTAGCGCCGAGTCAACAATTGCGTCTGTTGACGCTGCGCTTCAGGCAGTCAACCAAGAGTTGCAGACGCTGCCGCCCGCACTTGACTTGAGCGATGAGTTGGTCAAGTTGATTGACGCAGCGACGTTGGCAGACTGCTGCTCGGCGTTGGTGTCGCAGGTTGCCGAGTTGCAAAAGCAGATTGACGCGCTGCAAGTTCAGCCCATCGTTGATGCCGGCGCGATCAATGCAGCGATTGCTGCGCTGTCCAGCGCCCCGGCAACGTACACCGCCGACTTCTCGGTGGCCGCTACGAATGTCTGGATTATCAACAACAAGTCCGGGTCATCCTGCACCGTGACGCTGCCAACGGCCAGCATCAGCGCCGGGCGAGTGCTGTACTTTCAGAACTACCAGGCCCAGACGCTGGTGTCAGCGTCGAGCAACGTAGTGCCTTTGGTCGGCGGCTCGGCCACCACGGCGATCTTGGAGGCCGTAGCTGGGGCAAACGCCACCTTGGTTTCCGATGGAACAAGTTGGATAATGACGCAATACTCGTCTAACAACTCTTTGCAATTGGAGTAAACCATGACCGTTTCAGTCAAAGTCCTTGTTCCGGCCAAAACGGTCGAGAACAGCCAAACCACCCAGTACACCGCGACTGGCGTGACGACCATCATCGACAAGTTCACCGCGACGAACTACAGCGCCAGCGCTGCGACGATCAGCGTCAACCTCGTCACGGCGGCAGGGTCGGCCGGCAACCAGAACTTGATCACCAAGACCAAGACGCTTCAAGCGTCCGAGGTGTACACCTTCCCCGAACTGGTGGGCCAGGTGCTTGGCATCGGCGACTTCATCAGTACAATCGCTGGAACTGCCAGCGCCATTAACATGCGCGTCAGCGGGCGCGAAGTGACGTAAGGAGCCTGACATGAGTTTCGGTAGACTACTTGGCGCAGCCGGCGGCTTTTTACTTGGAGGCCCGGCTGGCGCTATGCTGGGTATGGGTGTAGGTGGCGCTGCTGAAGAAGCCCTTGGCGGCGGCGAAACCGGCGCGATCAGGGACGCGGCGTCAGCGCAAGGTGCGGCGTCTGACCGCGCTATCGCGCTGCAGCGCGAGATGTTCAACAAACAGCTTGAGCTACAAGAGCCGTACCGCAAAGCTGGCGAGCAGGCGCTCAACAAGTTGATCCCGCTGGCGACCGAATACACACCGTTCGGCATGCAACAGTTCCAAGCTGACCCTGGGTATGCGTTCAGGCTGTCCGAAGGCCAGAAGGCGCTGGAGCGTTCGGCTGCGGCTCGTGGTGGTTTGATGTCAGGCGCGACCGGCAAAGCATTGACGCGGTTCGGCCAAGATTTTGGCTCGCAAGAGTACACCAATGCTTTCAACCGCTACCAAACCGAGCGGGCTGCGCGGCTTAACCCGCTGCAATCGCTGGCCGGCGTTGGTCAGACTGCGTCCAACACGTTGGGCAGCAACGCCGGCGCGTTCGGCCAAAATTTAGGTGGCATGTATATGGGCCAAGGCAGCAATACGGCCAATGCTTTGTTGGCTGCTCAACAAGCCCGATCATCGTCTTACGGCCAATTAGGTAGCGCCCTCGGCAAGTATCTGGGTGGCGCTGGCAGCTTTGGCGGTGGTGGTCAGATGGACGAGCTGCGCGGCTACGGCGTGTTCTGATAAGGACTAAATTATGGCAGTCAACTTCAACGTCTTACGCCGTGAAGGCCCGATGAACCTTTATGAAGGGTTTGAGCAAGGGCAGCAGGCCGCTGCTCAAAACGCTCTGGCGCAGCAAAAGATGGCGCAAGAGCGCGATTTGATGTCTATGCGCCGCCAAGAGTTTCAGGCAAATCTTGAATCTACTCAAGCGGATCGCAGGCGCAAAGCGGTGGCTGAAAAAACGGCAATGTTCCGCGATAGGGTGCTTAGGGCACCTACGCCGCAGGCCGCGCGTGAACTGGTTCGGCTGCAACATTCTGACCCTGATCTTGGGCCTGTGATACAGCAGTTCGGCTCGCTTGATCAAGACTTGGCCGACATTCCAGACGATCCAACAGGGTTTGAAAGTTGGCGCCAACGCGAGGCGATGGGTGCGGCTGAGTTTATTAAAAGCCAAGCGTCTGAGCGAGGGTTCCAAGCCCTTTTGGCAAGAGCTAGAGGTGGTCAGCCCCCGGCTGCTGCACCTACTCCCGCACCCGTGGGTGAGGTTGTTGCAGAGCCAATAGCCGCGCCTAGAGGCGTCATGCGCGAGATCGCGCCCGGCGGCGCTGTGGGTGCGGAAGCGCCCCTCACTCGGGGTGAGCCTGCGTTTGTTAACACTCTCGCGCCTGCTGCTGCGCCGACTGTAAACGCGATGGTTGGTGGTGGCAGAACGCCCGCGCAAATCCGCGCTGAGATTGATGTTTTGAACACAGATAAATTTTCAAACGACCCTCGCGTTGTGCGGGAGATTCAGACACTGCAAAAAGAATACGCAGCCGCGCTGCGGGTCGATCCGTCTGAGCTTCGCACTATGCAAGCGCTGGGTTATCCGCTTACGCAAGAAGGATATGCGTCCTTTCGCGCAGCGCAAATGCGTGAACAAGCGCCGCCCGCGCTTGTGCCAATTCTGCAAAACGGCAGACCAGTCCTTGTGCCGCGTGAACAAGCCGTTGGACAGACGCCGTTCAGCCCGACGTCTGTGCAAGTGTTGGGTATGGGGCCGCAGCGCGAAGCGGCGGGTCAGAAGGCGCCCGCAGGCTACCGCTTTACGCCGTCTGGCGATCTTGAGCCTATCCCTGGTGGGCCGGCTTCGCCTAGCCTAAACCCGAAAGACATCCAGAAACGCGAAGCGGCGTTCCCGCAGGCTACGCAGGCGGTCAGCGGTTTTGAAACCAAATCGGAACAGTTCATCAAAGAACTTGAGCGCTTGCGGGACGACCCTGGGCTTAACCAGATAACTGGCCCCATTTTTGGCCGCACACCTAGTGTGAGCCGCGAAGGCAGTCGGGCGCAAGCGCTGTACGACAAAATTTTTGCCAAGGGCGGCTTTCAAGCGCTGCAAGACATGCGCGAAGCATCCAAGACAGGCGGCGCGTTGGGCAACGTGTCAAACGAAGAGGGTCGTCGTCTTGAGAAATCTATCGTCGGTGGGCTTGACCGCACGCAAAATATTGCGGATGTTCAGCAAGGCATCAACGACCTGATTGACGAAATTCGCACATCAAAGTCGCGGGTGCGTGAGGCGTACGATACAACTTATGAGTACCGCGCACAGCGCGGCGCAAGTGGCAGCGCGCCTGCCGCAAAGCAGATGTCGCCCCAAGACAAACAAGCGTTAGACTGGGCAAACAGCAATCCGAAAGATCCTCGGGCAGCGCAAATCAAGGCACGTTTGGGAGTCCAATAATGGCTTTTGATCCGGATGCGTATTTGGCGCAAAAACCCGCTGCACCGCCAGCCGCGTTTGACCCTGACGCGTACTTGCAAGCCACAGCAGCAAACATTCCTGGCCCCCGCCGCACAGGAGCCCGCGCCGATCAGATTCCCGGCTACGGTGGCCCTGTGCCTGCTGCTACCGCGCCTGTCTCAACAGCGCCCGCGTCGCTCACTGAAAGACTGCTTGCGCCGTTAGAAACTGGCGTTGCGTTGACGACGGGCGCAATCACCGCGCCTGTTGTTGAAGGCGCTAAGATATTGGGCACCTTGACCAGCGGTCAATTTGGCACGCAAGCCGGCATTCGTGCTGGCGAAGCAACTGGCCGGCGCGTACAGCAGTTCTTCCGGCCGGCTCTTAGCCCTACGGCGCAGGCTCAGACTGAAGCAGTTGGCAACGCTTTGGCAGCTACTGGTCTGCAAGGCGTACCGCTAAACATGATGGGCGACATTGCTACGCTTGCGCGCCCGGCAGTCCAACAAGTTGCGCCAGTTGTTCAGGCGCCTATTCAAGCGCGGCAGCAGCGCGTTCAGCAACAGCGCGTTAAAGAAAGCGAATTAAACGCACCTCGCATTGACGCGGCCAAAGACGCTTTGGAGTTGGGGTTGGCTCTTGATCCGGCCATTTCTGCGCCCAGCGCCACCACGCGCCTTAAAACGGCGGCGGTCGGCTCTGTTGGACTGCAAGGCAACCTCTCTAAGATCAACTTGCCTCAAGTAGCAAAAGTCGCTCGTGAAGATTTGGGCCTGCCTGAAACAATTAAACTTGACGCCAAGGCTTTTGAGACCGCTCGCAGTCGCCCTGAAATTAGCGGTGCGTATGACAAAGTGCGGGCCATTCCTCGCGTAGTGGCAGATGACGCCGTGTTGAGTGAACTTGACGCATTGCGCGTTCCGGCTGCAATTGGCGATACCGGCCAAGCTGCCGCAGTCAATAGTTTTCTTGATGTAGTTAAGCAACAAATGCAGGCTGGCGCGAACGGCAAAGTTGCGCTGGACAGCATTCGCCAACTGCGACGCGACGCTCAGGCTATTTACAACCGGCAATCGGCAGGCGTTAACCCGCCGTCGCCGGCCGAGATAGCCAAGGCCGACGTGACGATGGGTGTGGCAAATGCAATTGAAAAAGCTATCGAAAACAGCATCACTGACCCTAAGTTGGTAACTGATTTCCGCAACGCCCGCACGGCGCTGGCGCGTACATACGATTACGAGCGCGCCACTAATCTGGCGACCGGCGTCGTAGACCCGCAAGCACTGGCGCGGTTGGCCGCTGAAGGCAAGCCGCTATCGGGCAAGTTGCAAAAACTGGCTAACGTAGCTGCTAACTTCCCTGAGGTCACGCAAGGCGGTGTCGTTCGCGAACCAACATGGCGCGAAAAGCTCACTCGCTCTAGCGCCGGCGGCACCGTAGGCGCGCTTGTTGGCTCGCCCTTTGGCCTGCCTGGCGCTATTGTTGGCGGCGGCGCAGGTGCTGCGGTTGGCAATGTGGCGTCCGGTGTAGCTGCGCGTCGCATGGCTTCGCCCGCATATCAGCGTGCTAACGCCTTGCCGCCCGACTATCGCCCTGTTCCAATGGACAACCAGAACAAACTTGCCCCTTGATCATGGACTACCAAATCCTCTTCAACATCGCCGTCGCCATCGCTGGGTTCTTCGGGGGCTGGACACTCAACCGCATCTACCAAGCCATCGATCGGCTCGACGCTGACGTGCGCCAGATGCCGACGCACTACGTCGCTCGTGACGACTACCGCGCCGACATGGCCGACATCAAGTTGATGCTGGGGCGCATCTTCGACAAGCTCGACAACAAGGTAGACAAATGATTGCAAAAGACAAACTGCTGCACCTAGGCATGGGCGTTGGCTCGACCATCGTCTTTGGCGCGGTCCACTTCCTATCTGTAGGCTGGGCCGTTGCCATCGGGGGCATCGTGTTCGGCATCTTCTACGAGTTCCAACAGTGGTATCGTAAAGAAGGTCAGCCTGACGTTTGGGACGCCATAGCGACCGCGCTGCCTGGCGTTGTTGCTGGCGTGGCTCTGGAACTGCTGAAGGTGTAAGTATGTCAGACCAAGACCTGAACCACGAACTCGCGCTTATCAAAGAGCAGGCCAAAGTTGAGCTGAGCAGACTGCAAGCGCAGAGCACCGCCAAAGAAGTTGCCGGTAAGGCGATTGGTGAAAGCGGCCTCTTCTACATCACGCTGATCATCGTGATCGGCGTCGGCTCCAGCGTAGTGCTGGAGAATGAGAAGATCGCCGCCGTTATGGGCCTGCTGGGCGCCGCTTTGACCGCGCTGATCAGTATGCTCAACGGCATCGCTGGCGCAAACACCAAACAAGAGAAGCCCGAGTTTGAGGTCATGAAGCAACTGATCGACAAGCTCGACCGCCTTGAGCAGCCCATGCGCGTTGACGTTGAAGGCGACAAAGTCACTGTTCGCAAGGGTGATGACGTTGTCACCACGAAGAAGGAGTGAGCATGGACTGGCTTAAACAGATCGCGCCCACCGTTGCCACCGCGCTAGGTGGCCCGCTAGCCGGCATGGCTGTGTCGGCTATCTCCAAAGCCATCGGCGTGGACGAGGACAAGGTCCAAGACATGATCTCCAGCAACAAGCTAAGTGCCGATCAAGTGGCGCAGCTAAAGTTGGCCGAGATTGAGCTTGCCAAGCAGGCGCAAGAACTTGGTCTGAACTTTGAAAAGCTGGCCGTGGAAGACCGCAAGTCTGCACGGGAGATGCAGGCCACGACCCGCTCGATGATGCCGCCAATTTTGGCCGGTGCAGTCACCATCGGGTTCTTTGGCATCGTGGTGATGATGTTCTTCAACCAAGTAGACAGCAACAACCCGGCGATCTTGATGATGCTGGGGTCGCTGGGCACCGCTTGGACGGGTATCATTGCCTACTACTTTGGCTCGTCTGCCGGCTCTCAAGCCAAAACAGAAATGATGGCGAAAAAATGAAACACAATTGGGAAGAAGCGCTCAAGCACATCCTCAAGTACGAGGGTGGTTACGTCAACCATCCTGCCGACCCTGGCGGCATGACTAACCTAGGAGTGACTAAACGTGTCTGGGAAGATTGGTCCAATGGTGCTGCCACCGAAGCCGACATGCGCTCGCTCACGCCTGATATGGTTGCGCCGCTGTATAAGAAGCGTTACTGGGATGTCGTTCGCGGTGATGAGCTTCCTTCTGGTGTTGATCTGTGCGTTGTTGATTGCGCCGTTAATGCTGGTCCTGGCCGGGCTGCTCAGTTCCTCCAGCAAGCCGTAGGCGTCCCAGTTGACGGGCAGATCGGCCCCAAGACGTTGGCCGCTGTAACGGCCATGCCCGCCGATGAACTCATCGAGAAGTTCTGCGATCTGCGAGAGGCTCACTACAAGAGCCTGTCCACCTTCGCCACCTTTGGCAAAGGCTGGATGCGCCGACTGGACTCGGTTGAGGCCGAATCCAAAACGCTAACGGCGTAACAAGTCCCGATAGGCGTTAATCGCCGTCTTCAGGTCTTGGCGCAGGTGCATGATCTCGTCCTGCTGCTCTTGCATCTTTGCGTAGGCGTCCTGCGCGAACTTTGCCAGCGTCGCTGGCTGCCAGCTTTGGAAGTCTGGCGCGTTCTTCTGTGAAAAATCAGTGCTCATTGTTGCGCTCGTGTGTTGCTTTGATACGCAGGTATCCCCGCCCGCCGACCTATGGTGCTGATCATGTTATCACTAAGGCCAAATGTTTTGGCGATCACAAAATGCTTTTCGCCAGTACGCATCATGTTCAGGATTTGCTCATTGCGTGCGTGCAGTTTTTGCTTTTTACGGATGCTTTTAATGTGCGGAAGAAGATACTTTTTTAGCGTCTCTTCTAGCCCGTCATCTATCTCATAGGTAAAAAACTTCAGCCCGCACTGGCCGCAACCGCGCCGCCGCCGCATAACTAGCGCGTCATGCTCTGTCCGAGAGTCCAAAACGGATGTCTTGCACCCACACTGCACGCACTTCACTTTGCCTCCGTTGCGCGGCGTAGGTACGACGTCAGACGCTTGATCTTAACGTCGTAGTACTTGCACATGGACTCAGCGTATTCGTGCGCTGACTGAGCCTCTAGCAGCTTGCGCTTGGCCTCTTCCAACTCTTTGAGCGCCAGCGTCTCGGCGCTTGGCGGCAAAAATACTTTGAAAATCTTGTTCATTTGATTGCTTCCTTCAGTAGTTCCACTCGTTCCCGCGCTGCGCGCAGCATGGTGTAGCGCTGGTGCAGGCGCTCCAAGAACGTCACGCGCTTGGCGCCTTGGCGTTCAATCTCAAGCAGCGCCAGCACCTCATCCTCGGTCAGCATGTTTAGCTTTTTGTTTAGCTCGCGCCAGTTCATCTTTCTTCTCCAGTTGTTCGAGTGATTTTTTTAGCCGCTCCATCAGGCGCTGCGCTTGGTTGTACTGCTTGACGGCGATGCGGAACTGCGCCTTCGTCGAGCGGATACGGTCTTTCAGGGTGTTCATTTCAGACTCTCCATTGCAATGTCACTGACCGCCTGCTTGCTGTGCAGCGCGGCCCATATCTTCTCATCGACCGTCTGGTTGGCGATCATGACGTAGCACCAGACGTCGTGGCGCTGCCCGGATCGGTGCAAGCGCCCGTTGGCCTGCTCGAACAGCTCAAGGCTCCAAGGCAGGCTGAGCCAAACGATGTGGTGGCCGCCGTGCTGGAGGTTGAGCCCGTGCCCGGCGGATCGCGGGTGCAGGCATAGAAGGCGTATTCGTCCGGCGTTCCAGTCATCAATGCTGTCAACCGTTCGGGCGTGAGGGAAGCGCCGCTGTAGTTCATTGAGTTCCTCGATGAAGTTGTAGAAAACGATAGTGTTGGCCTGCTGGTTCTCGGCCAGCAACTCCTCCAGCCGGTCGAACTTGTGGCTGCTGAACCAGACTGGCTCTGGCGTGTAGACGAAGCCAGCCGCCATCTGCGAGAGCTTTTGCGTCACTACGGCGGCGTTGATCGCCACCGCAGTCGCGTCCGGAAAGCGCGTCACGAAGTCCTTCTTCATGTCCTCGTACGGCTTGCGGTCGGGCAGGTCCATCCGCACCTCGACCGTGTGCAGCGGCGGCAGCTTGTCCTTGTACTCGCCTGGCTCCAGCACGAACGTCGCCGGCTTGATCCGGGCCATAACCTGCTCCAGCGCGCCGGGGCGCGGTTGCCAGTCGTTGTAGTCCTTGTTGACGAGGTAGAAGTACTGCTGCTGGAACGCGCCCTTGCTGCGGCCTAGTAGCTTCTGGTCGATGATCTTGCACTGCCCGAACACGTCCTCAAGGCCGTTGCTGGTAAAGCTGCCGGTCAGGCCCCAGCGGATCGGGCAGTCGAGCGCCTTGGCGAGCGCCTTGAACCGAGCGCCCGACGGATTCTTCAAGCGCGTCAGCTCATCGAACACAATGCCGTCGAAGGTGCTTAGGTCTTGCTCGGCCAGCCACTGGAGGTTGTCGTAGTTGGTGACAACAACATCTGCTGAACTATTAAGGGCTGTTTTACGGTGAGTTGGCGTTCCAGTAGCAACCGCGACCGTCAGTTTAGGCGCCCACTTGTAGGCTTCGGCAAACCAAACTGTTTGCGCTACGCGCAGCGGCGCCAGCACTAAGAACCGTGACGCATAGCCGTCTCGCATTATGTCTTGCATGGCCGTTAGCGTGATCGCCGTCTTGCCTGCGCCGACCGGCGCTAGGATCATGGCGCGGTCGTGCTCGTACAGGAAGTCAGCCGCCTGCTCTTGATAGGGTCGTAGGTTCATTTTTTACCGACTCAATAAATCGTTTCAGCGCCTCGGCGTCAAACACATACTTCTCAACAAACTTGTGATAGTCCGGGTATGCGGCGCGGGTTTCGATGTTGCCGCCAGCCTCAAGCACTGCGCTCCTTAATCCACTCATTGACATGTTCTTTACTCCATAGACAAACGTAGTTCTGGCGCAGCCGCGCCATGTCAGATTGAAAGATCTTCTGTAGCTCGGACAGCCGACCGCCCGACGCCTTCAACTCGACGAACCATGTCTGGCCGTCGGGCAGACAGACGACGCGGTCGGCCACGCCTCGATGCGCCGGGCTGGTGAACTTGTACGCTACGCCGCCAAAAGCTTTGACCTTGGCGACGAAGTGCTTCTCGATGGTTGACTCTCTCATTTTCTGTTGGGGCACTTTCTGCCTTGGTCACAGTCGTGGTTGCATGGCGGGCAAGCGAACTGAGGCCAGTCGTCGAACAGTGGCATGGGATCTTGTTCCCTTGCCGCTGCAATGGCGGCTCTAGCTTCACCCAAGCCGCGAACATCATCAGACGACGTTGGGCCAAAATTGTCCACCATGACAATGAGAGCGCCCAGCAGTTGCGCGTTTACTGCCTCCAGGCGGCGCAGTTCGGCAGCGGCTTTGCCGACATCGGCATTGATGCCGCGATATCCAAGCAGCGCGTCCAATGCCGCAGCCAGCCGCTGGGCTTCGGTTTGTTCAGTCATGATTGGTCTCCAAAACAAATGGCCCCTGCCACTCACCTATTTCAGTCACAACTCCGTGCCTGTCTCTTTTTACGACGCGGCTTTGATAGCCGTCAGGGACATCCCGGCGTTCAAGCTCGACAGTCCCCAAAAGGTCTTTGATATTGATTAGCTCATCCATGATTGCTCCTTAATTGGCGGCTGGCCGGGGCGGTCAAGCGGGTTAGGAAAGGGCGGGAACGGCCAAGTCATGCGATCACCTCTTGCAGTGCAGCAATCAGTTCTTGCGCCTGCTTTTTGGTCAGCACAGTGCTGGCGCGGCCGCGCTCAATGCTGATGGTTAGCCACACGGCGTCTCCGTGCTCGTCTACCAAAATAGCTTCGGCGGGCAGTGTGCGGATGTAGTGTTCCATAGTGGACTCCAGTTGATTGATTGGGCCGCCATCATAGCGGGTCAAAAACTTTTGTGCAACTACTTTTTTTCGTGCTATGATGACGGCTCAACAACTACAGGAGAGTTCAGTGCAACACTCAAATATAGTCGGCGGTAGCACCGCCAAGCGCGTCATCTCGTGCCCTGGCTCTGTGAAGCTGGTGCAGAAGATGCCCCCGCAGCCGTCCAGCGTCCACGCTGATCGCGGCACCATGCTGCATGACGTCATTAGCCGCATCTTGCTCGACCAAGGAGTCGTCATCGGCCAGTACAAGCACAAGGATCAACTACTGACACAGGAGCTATACGATGAGAAGATTACGCCTGCCCTGGACGCGCTCGACGAGATCGATCCCAACGGTAACCTGGTATACGAGGTGGAGACACGCGTTGGTTTCGGCGATCTTCTGCCTGGAGTGTTTGGTAGCACTGATCTTGTTGGGCGCATTGGCAATCGTGCTCTTGTATTGGATTGGAAATTTGGCGACGGCGTGGTGGTGGATGCTGTTGATAATGCTCAGTTAATGTTCTACGCCGCAGCGGCCATGCGTACCGAGGAGTTGCAGTGGGCGTTTGACGGCGCTGACGAGATTGAGTGCGTCATCGTGCAGCCGCCTGTCGTGCGGCGCTGGGTGACGAACGTGGGCCGCATCAAGCAGTTCGAGCATGAGCTGGTGTCTGCGGTCAAGACCGCGCTGCAAGACGACGCGCCTCTGGCGCAGGGCGACCACTGCCGCTGGTGCGCGGCCAAGCCGATCTGCCCGCAGATGACCGGCGCTGTTGATCGTGCGATCAAGCAGCAGATTATCAACATGGATGTTGACACGTTGGCAAAGCATCTGCATACTGCCGACCTCTTGGAAGACTGGATTAAAGATTTGCGTGCGCTTGCTTTTGGGCTGCTTGAGAAGGGCGCTGATGTGCCTGGCTACAAGATAGTCCAGAAGCAAGCGCGGCGGCAATGGACCGACGAGCTGGCCGCCATCAAATGGCTGGACAGCCAAGGTGTCAACCCTTTTAAAGGTGAGACTATTTCTCCAGCACAAGCGGAGAAAGAGCTCAAAAAGAGCAAGGTGGCGCTGCCCGACTTACTTGTCGTGGCAGTGTCGTCGGGCACGACGCTCGCCCCGGTGGATGATCCCCGGCCAGCGGTGCAGTCGTTCATCGGGCTGTCAAAGGCCCTTTCTAAACTCTGAAAGAAAGTTATGTCAAATCTCGTAAAGTTCTCTGGCGCTAACCTGCCTTCCGTCACTTCCCTCTCGACCGCGCTGCGCTCCATCGCCACCGATGTCAGTGCCGTGTCTACGTCCATCATCAAGATGGACCGGACCGGGCACTGGGTCTTCGGCGCTGACCAGACCGAGGCTGAGTCGGATGCAACTTGGGCGGTCAACCCCTTCAGCTTCGTCCACGGCTTCATCGCTTGGGGCGACGGCGAGGTGTTGGCTGAGAAGCTGGTGTCTGTCACCGAGCCTCTGCCTGAGCTGGAAGCAGCGCCCCCCGGCGCGAAGAAGGGTTGGGAGCCGCAGACGGGCCTGAGCCTGAAGTGCATTTCTGGCGAAGACGCCGGCATGGAAGCGCGGTTCACGACCACCTCGGTCGGTGGCCGCAAGGCCGTGCAGGCTCTGGCTGTTGCCATCGCCACGCAAGTGGAAAAGGACCAGTCCAAGCCCGTGCCTGTCGTGAAGCTGGGCAAGGACCACTACACCCATAAGAGCTACGGTCGTATCTATACGCCCGTGTTCGAGGTGGTGGAGTGGGTCAGCATGGACGGCGAGGCTGAGGCCGCGCCTGAAGCTGAGGCAGCGCCTGCTGCTGGCCGTCGTCGTCGTGCGGCCTAATTGAGAATAGGGGGGAAAGCGGATGCTGTGCCAGAGTCAGGTCTATTGGTGACATGACTATAGGTCGTCAAGGGCTGTCATGAGCAATGCTTGCCGATCCGTGAGTTCGAATCTCACCAGACGCAGCGAGTACCCCCGCCTTTTTTATGATCCTCTGGATCGACTTCGAGACGCGCAGCCGGGTAGACCTCGGCAGCAAAGGCGTCTACAACTACGCGCAGGACATGAGCACCGAAGTGCTGTGCATGTCCTACGCCTTCGACGACGGTGAGGTCGTCACATGGCTTCCAGGCCAGCCGTTACCCGACTTCACCGGGTGCACCATCTACGCCCACAACGCGGCGTTTGAGCGCTTAATTTTTTGGTATGTGCTTCAGCAGAATTTCGCCTTAGAGCAGTTCTACTGCACCGCCACGCAGGCTAGGGCCAATTGCGCCCCTGGCAGCCTTGAGGACGTGGGGCGCTTTGCCAGTGCGTCCATGAAGAAGGACCACCGAGGGAGCCAGTTGATCCGGCTGCTGTCCATCCCCCAAGCTGATGGCACCTTCCGCGAGGACGCGGCGCTGATGGCTGAGATGATCGCCTATTGCGAGCAGGACGTGAGGGCCATGCGCGAGATCAGCAAGGCCATGCGGCCCCTAAGCGCTGAGGAGTTGGCTGACTATCACGTCAACGAGCGCATCAACGACCGTGGCGTGCTGGTGGACGTGCCGCTTGCCAAGGCAGCGATGCGCTACGCTCACGACGAGCTGGTTGAGATCGAGGAGCGCGTGGCTGAGCTGACCGACGGCGAGATCACCAGCGTACGCTCGCCCAAGATGCGCGAGTGGGTGCTTGAGCGCGTGGGCGACGAGGCCAAGAAGCTGATGCTGGTCAAGGACAAGTATTCAATTGACAAGACTGTGCGGGCCAACTTGCTCGCGATGGAGAACCCCGATGAGATACCGCCCGCTGTCGCCGAGGTCATACAGTGCGCTGATGACCTCTGGGCGTCGTCAGTTGCGAAGTTCAGCCGCATGGCAGACCTGGCAGACGACGAGGATTGCCGAGTCCGTGGCGCTTTTGTCTTCGCTGGGGGTGCCGCCACTGGTCGTGCATCGAGCTATGGACTCCAAGTGCATAACTTCACTCGCAAGTGCGCTAAGGAACCTGACGCGGTACGAACATCTATGGTCAGAGGACATAACATTGTCCCTGCCTACGGAAAACGAGTCACAGATGTTCTACGGGGAATGCTCCGGCCCGCACTGATACCGGCTAAGGGAAAGCACTTCGTCGTCGCCGACTGGTCGGCCATCGAGGGCCGCGTCAACCCGTGGCTGTCAGGCAGCGCCTTTGGCGAGGCCAAGCTGGACGTGTTCAGGCGCAAGCTGGATCCCTACAAGGTCAACGCTGCTGCGACGTACAGCGTGGCCTATGAGGAGGTCACTGGCGAGCAGCGTCAGGTCGGCAAGGTGCAGGAGTTGGCTTGCTTTGCCGCTGAAACCAAGGTCTTGACTAGTAACGGAGTCAAGGCTATAGTGGACGTTCAATTAACTGATCTTTTGTGGGACGGCCAATCATGGGTGACGCATCAGGGGGTGATATGCAAGGGAGTTCGACCAACTATCAACGTGTGCGGAATCGAAGTAACGCCGGATCATTTGATCAAAACAAAGGCAACTTGGACGCAGGCGCAGGAAATCGTTTCAAACAAACAGTTGCTGACCCAAGCGTTGGAAGTCGGTTCGGCTTCCTTACCGTATTGGGCGTTGAGTTTCACGATCAAGGCGCCTGCCGGATGCGGCTCGTTCGTGTTCAGTGTGATTGCGGCGCTGCGCCGCACTTGGTCTACATCCATAACCTTCTCAAAGGCAAATCGACGCGGTGCAACGTATGCGCCAAAAAATCTGCTGGCTTCTGGCGAAAAGATTTTTACAAGTATGCCGATGCCTGCCCAGATGACGAGCACCGCCGGCGCCTGCTCAACCGGCTATCTGCTTGCAAGAACCGATGCCACAACCCCAAGGATCGAGGCTATCCAAACTATGGTGGCAGGGGGATACATCTACATGAGCCCTGGCGCACTGACAAGGCGGCGTTCCTCCGCTACGTTGTCACGCTTGATGGATGGGATCAGCCGCATCTGGAACTCGACCGTATTGACGTCAATAAGGGCTATGAGCCGGGCAATCTACGGTTCGTTACGCGGCAAGTCAATCAGGCTAACCAACGAAAAGTCCGAGACATGCAACGGTACATCACCGAACTTGAGGCCCGTGTACGACATCTTGAACAGCGGCTCGCGCAATCGGTTTACAGTGCTGAGTGACGCCGGTCCGTTGATCGCGCATAACTGCGGGTTTGCTGGAGGTGTCGGGGCATTTGCCGCAATGGGTAGAGTGTATGGAGTTCACTTTACTGAAGCTCAAGCAAGAAAAACTGTCGACGCCTGGCGCCGCGCTAATCCGTGGGCCGTGCCGTTTTGGCAAGACCTGGAGGAAGCGTACACCCGTGCGATGCGTAACAAGGGCCATGAGTTCAGCGCAGGCCGTGTGGCGTACCTCTTTGACGGTCAGCACCTGTGGTACGCGCTGCCCTCTGGGCGCGTGCTATGCTACCCCTACGCTCGGCTGGAAAGCGATGGGGTGACTTACGCCAAAGCATCGTGGAAGCCAGCCGCAGACGCTACAGAGTGGCCTCGCGCCCGCCTCTGGAAGGGCCTGGCCTGCGAGAACATTACTCAAGCCGCAGCCAATGACATCCTACGCCACGCCTTGCGCCAGCTCGAAATGGAGGGCGAGCAAATTGTTTTGCACGTTCACGATGAGGCTGTGGCAGAGACTGCCGACCCCATAGCAACTACAGAGCGCATGCGCCGCGTAATGACAACGCCGCCTGCGTGGGCGCAAGACCTGCCGCTCAACATCGAAATAAGCACTATGTCTCGGTACGGCAAAGGCTGATATGATCTCGACAAACACGGCTAGTCTGGAAGTCATGAGCCAGACGAAAAGCGAACCTCCCGCCTGCCGTCGTTTCTTTTCTCGGAGGAATTGCGAGGGGTTTACATGAACCAAGAACAGCTTAAAGAGCTGCTGCATTACTGTCCCGAAACGGGCGTGTTTACGCGGCGGAAAAATTTTGGGCGCCATAAAGCAGGCGTAATTGTCGGGACAAAGCCCGGCAGAACTTGTAAGTATGTAACGATATATGCGGGCGGAAAGCGATATGTGGCGCAGCGGTTAGCCTGGCTATACGTGCACGGTCAATGGCCGGACGATGATCTTGACCACATAAACCGCATAAAAACAGACAACAGAATTGCAAACTTAAGGCAAGTAACGCGATCTCAAAACATGCAAAACGTGTTGCTGCACCAACACAACACGAGCGGGCACAAAGGCGTAAGTTGGGCTGAACAGCTAAAAAAATGGCGCGTGTATTTGTACGTGCAATACAAACAAATCCACATAGGTGTTTTTGCAAATTTTGACGATGCAGTTGCAGCGTACCACGTAGCGGCGACGCAGTACCACACTCACAACCCGGTCACACAAGCATGACAACAAATTTCATCGACTACTTAGTGTCCCTCGCGCCAGAGGGCGAGACTTTTTTAGTTGTTAGGCAAAAGCCTGTTGGCAAGGAGTTGCAGTACCACGCCGACGGTGGCGTCAAAGCTACCTGGCCGGCGTTCCTGCCCAACAAGAAGATGGCCGAGGGCCAGTCGTGGTATGGCAATACCGCCTCGTTCATCCTCGACCGTTTCACCGACGGCTATGCGCGCGCCAGTGCCGCCAACTGCGAGTATGTCCTGTGCATGGTGCTGGACGACGTGGGCGATCCCGTCAAGGCCCCCAAGACGCCGCCGCTGTCCCCGACCTGGGTGATGGAGACGAGCGAGGGCAGCTTCCAGTGGGGCTACGCATTCACTGAAGAGCAGCCGACCAAAGCCGAGTTTAGCGCGGCGATCACGGCCATCGCCGCTGCCGGTTACAGCGACGCTGGCGCGATCAACCCAGTGCGTAACTTTCGCTTGCCGGGGTCGGTCAACATCAAGCCCGGCCGCGACGGCTTCGCCTCGCGCCTTGTCGAGTTCCACCCCGAGCGCCAATTCACCCTCCCGCAAATCTGCGAAGCGCTCGGCGTCACCCCGCATGAGGAGGTGACCGCCTTTCGCCCGATCCGCGTGTCCGACGACGGCGCCGATGACGTGCTGGCCTGGCTGTCAGGCCAAGGGCTGGTGCTGCGTAAGCCCAACGCCGAGGGTTGGGCCGGCATCATCTGCCCCAACGAGGCGCAGCATACCGACGGCTCGCCTGAGGGCCGCTACAACCCCGCCATGCGCGCGTATTGCTGCTACCACGGCCACTGCACTGAGCTGGACTCGGGTGCGTTTTTGTCGTGGGTGGCCGAGAACGGTGGCCCGTCCCACGCCCCTGGCCTGCGCGATGAGCTGCTGGCGTCGATGATGACCGACGCCTTGAACAAGCTGCACCCCACCGAGGCGTTCCCAGACGAGGCAAAGCGCGTGATCGCCGAGGTCGAGCGCAAAGAGCTGGGCCGCACCACACGCGCCGAGTGGTACGCGAGGTTCTGTTACGTTCAAGAGGGCGACCATTACTTCGACCTGCAAGACCGCCGCGAGATCAGCCGTAGCACGTTTAACGCCCTGTTTCGCCATATCGAATGCCGGTCCCTGTTCGGCAAGAAGCCTAAGATAGAGGCGTCGTATTGCTTCGATGAGAACCGCCAAGAGATGGGCGCCCGCGCCCTGGTCGGTATCACCTACGCCGCCGGCGAGGGCGTGTTGGTGGCCCGTGACGGTGACGTGTACGGTAACCGCTGGCGCGATGCCCGCCCGGCCATTGAGGCCGACGCTGGCGCCGACGTCGCGCCCTGGCTGGATCACTGCGCGGCGCTGGTGCCCGAGGCGTCCGAGCGCGAGCATATCTGGGACGTCATGGCCTATAAGGTCCAGCACCCGGAGATCAAGATCAACCACGCGGTCCTGCATGGTGGCGATCAGGGCTGCGGCAAAGACACCCTTTGGGCGCCGTTCATCTGGGCCGTCTGCGGCCCCCAGCTCAAGAACCGGGGTCTGCTCGACAACGACACTCTTGGGTCACAGTGGGGCTACGCGCTGGAGTCGGAGATTCTCATCCTGAACGAACTTAAAGAGCCAGAGGCCAAGGAGCGCCGCGCTCTGGCTAACAAGCTTAAGCCTATCATCGCCGCGCCGCCCGATATGCTCACGGTTAACCGCAAGGGGCTGCATCCGTACGATTCGCTTAATCGCATGTTCGTGCTGGCGTTCAGCAATGACCCGGTGCCGATCACAATCGACAGTCAGGACCGCCGTTGGTTCTGCGTCTGGTCGTCGGCGCCTCGCATGGCGCCAGACGCCGCCGCCCGGCTCTGGGCATGGTACAAGGCCGGCGGCTATGAGGCGATCGCCGCTTGGCTGCGCGCCCGTGACGTGTCGGCGTTCAATCCCTCCGCTGCGCCAGGCTGGACGGAATTTAAAGCTAACTTGGTTGAGCATGGCATGAGCATTGCCGAGAGTTACTTGGTCGAAATGATGCGCGCGCGTCGGGGTGAGTTTGCCCGTGGGGTGGTCGGTAGCCCTTTTCATAGCCTCTGCGATCGCGTGGCGGCCTCTGCGCCGTCTGGCGTCAAAGTACCGCAGGCCGCGCTTCTGCACGCGCTTAAGGAGGCCGGCTGGATCGACTGCGGTCGGCTCAAGTCTCGGGCTAACGATGGCCGCAAGCACGTTTTCTGCGCGCCTGACATGGTCACGCATAGTAAGTCAGAACTGCGCGATTTGGTCGAGGAACCCGCATCGCCGCTCATGGTGCGGGTCAAATAACACTGCATCCGCCTTCGGCGTCTACAGAAAGAAAAACCCCGGCATTGCGCCGGGGCTAAAAGGCAACTGCCTAGAGGTCGAAGAAAACCGCTAGCAGTGCGGCGATTATGCCGCAAATCAGGATTGCTCCCATGCCGCCGCCTCCTCGATGGCTTGCACCGTGCCGGGCGATAGCAGGGGCAGTATGTCGATCCCGCCCACCTTGGCGCTTAGGATGTAAGCCGAGGCCGGCCATGCGGGATCTATGTCAGTCTCACGATAGCCTGGCTCATAGTCCAGCTCACAATCAATCTCAATCTCGCCGTATCGGTATAGGTGCGAAATAGTGGTTAGCATGGCAGCTTCTCAACTTCAGGGATTAAAGGGTCCAGCATGGGCGCGGGTCGGTCGGCGTGCATATAGGACAGAATCTTGTCTTCAGCGTAGGTGCCGACAAAAAGATAGCGGTTTAGGCTGGTGTACTGGCGGATATATTCCGCCGTGCTCATGCCGGGCTGAAAAACGGGATAGGACCGCTTGCTGCTGTCGTGCTTGGCCTGGCCCTTTGGCCGGGTCAACTTGGCGCCCTTGCGCCCTTTGGATTTGTCGATTAGGGCCAGCAACGCGCGCGTCGGCTCGGCGTTTTCGGGTTTGACCGTGAGGGTTGCGCGATTGTGGTTGATGGTGATCATGTTGTTAGCTCCAGAGAATGTCAAAGTAAGCCAGACCGAGCGCGGCCAAGGCAAGGCCGACGACAAGCGCGGCGAGGAAGTCGAGCGCGGCGCTGGCGCGGCGCACGGGGCGGGGTTGGTAGTGCTGTCTCATGCTTTGATGTATCCATGTTCGGCCATGAATTCGGCCAGGGTTAAATTTCGGGCTTTGTAGGTGTCGCCAAACTTGGTGAAGCAAGCGTGCACCGCCTCGCCTTTGCTGTTATGGCGCAGGGGTTCGCCCACCATGAAGCTATCGCCTACCATCTTGCGAGGCGGCAGCACTTCCAACATTTCCCAGTACATAGCTTCTGTCGTCGGAATCCATTGGTCGGGCTGCGCGTCCATAGCTGCCCACAAGTCGGACCATTCGAAAGTTTTCATGCTGCCGCCTCCTCGCGCTGGGTTAGCTGGTTGATACGGTCGCACAAGGATTGCAGGCAACCGTCATATTCTTGGAAAACAATCCCACCGCCATAGGCTTTAGTGTGGTACTTGCGCCCACCTAGGCTGTTGGCGAGCTTGCAGGCTATGGCGTAACGCTCGGACAGTCCGATGTTGGACTGCCAGCCGTGGACGTCCAGGTGCAGGAAATAACACACATGGCGAGGATTGCCGTTTATGTCGTTGCGTATGCGGGTGAAACTGCTAGGGGTGATCATGATGGTCTGTCCTTTACTGAATGATGCGCGGCGCTCGGGCCGCGCGGGTTGAAGGTTAGTTGGGCAAATCGAGATTACGGGCGCAAAGCTCATCATCAATCCGGAACAGCAGAGAATCAATGTCATCAATCTGGCTGTCCAAATCTTCGCCGTTGTCGGCGCGCTCGATTAGCGCTTTGCGGTGGGCGCGTGCGTCAATATAGTGTTGGGTCAACTCAGCGTCGCTGAATTGCCCGAATAATGGATTGTGAATTGAACGAAGTGTCATGTCGTTTGCTCCCTGGTAAGTTAACGGGTTGCGCGGTACGCCGCGCGAGCTTGAATGGCTGCGGTGCTGGCTGCCCAATAGGCGGCGTAGCTTGCGTCTGTCGGGTTGCGCTTGTAGGCGCGCAGGGCGCGGTCTGCGGCGCGGATTGCGGCGATGTAGGCTTTCATGCTGTTGCTCCGGTGTTGATGTAATGCACGGCGTCCTGAGCGCGCATCGCAAGAATGCGCCCGTCGGTGCTGTCGTCTTGGTTTGCAAGCCACTGCGCCACATAAGCTAGCTTGACGGCGCGGATGATTTCGGGAGCCAGCACAGTCTTGAAGGGGACTGCGCTAGCCTCGGCGGCTTTGGCGATTTCGACTGCGTTCATGATTAATAGACCGACAGGCCGGTTTCGGTGTTGACGTTACGACCGGCGTTTTCCCAAATCATGCCGGCGGTGATTGAAAGATGGCGATGCATCTCGCGCCAATGGCCGAGGCGGTCATAGTCAAGCCCACCTTCTCGGTTCTCAATAGCGCAGTCTTCGGCTACGCCAGCAAGGCTTGCGTCGACCAGCTGTAGCGCATCAAGCAGCGCAGCGTAGCGCGCCTTGTCGGCGCTTACGCGAGCTTGGACTGCGCTGCGCTGTTGCGCGGTCCAGTCGTCCTGAATGTAGATCTCAGTCGCGGCAGGCAAGCTGTCAATCCATTTGGCTAGCTGCTTAGGTGTCATGTCGTTTGCTCCTGGGTTGTTGGGGAACCCTTACTGTAAGGGAATCTCTTACCTTGTCAAGCCCCCTAGTTGTCACGTTTGCGACATCAGAGGGTGTTTGTGGGTCATGTGTGGTTAGCGTGTGGTCAATGCGCGGGGATATGCGTGACCCACACGTTGCCAGAAGGGAAATGGGCTTTGTGGTCAATGTGGATAATGAGTTGTATAGTCTAAAAGGAGATATATATACTGTATATATGTACAGCTATGGCTGCTACGCCCGCCGCCAACCCGCGCCGCGATTGCCCACATTGACCACAAACGCGTTTTTGGCTGTAACTTGTTGATTTTAAAAGGCTTTTTTGTGGGTCATTGTGGGTCAATACCATAGTCCAACAATGACCCACGCGATGACCCACAAACTGGCGCTAAAACTGTGGTCCATGTGGGCAATGGCAAACCGATTGCCCACATGACCCACACATCCAGGTGCGCTAGCTTTCAGCCGTGCGACTGCAAACCCGTTGCCCACATGGACCACATGGACCACACGGCTGCTGGCCGCCCGGCCATGTGAGTGAGTGCCCGCTAACCAGGGGGGAGGGGGAGGGCCGGCGGCCGGGCGGTCACGGCAGCGGAGGGGCTGCAAACCTTTTTTATTTTTTGCAAAAGTGCTATATTCGGCCCATGTTCGAGACCCTGCCATATGAGCCGCGTCAGTTGCAAGCGACTGAGGACCGGCTGCATCGCATCTACAAGGCTGCCAAGCTCGGCCTCAAGGGCGACAACCTGGCGTTGGCCGCAGGCATGTTGCCCAAGGAGTACGCCAGGCTCAAGCAGTTTGACGAGATCGCGGAGTACGCTGAACTCAAAGGCCGCGCAGAGGGCGAGATGGAAATGAGTCACCTACTGCACGACGCCGCAGCGCAGGGCGACGCTAAGGCGGCGTTGGCGATCCTTCAGAACGTTCACGGCTGGGTAGCCAAGCAGGCCATCACAGTAGATGTGAATCAGTCGATCAGCATCACGGCGGCGCTACAAGAGGCCGAGCGGCGCGTGATTGACGTCATCGAGAACAACCCAAGCCAAGTGCTACAACATGCAGACCACACGTTACAGCGCGCAGGATGAGCAGGAGCTAATGGCTCGGCTATGGAGCCCGGCCATCAAGGACAACCCGCTGGCGTTCGTGATGTTTGCCTACCCGTGGGGCGTCAAGGGCACGCCACTGGAGCACTTCACTGGCCCGCGCAAGTGGCAGCGCGAGGTGCTCGCGACTATGGCCGAGCACATCAAGAAGAACGGCGGCAAGCTGGACTTTGACGTGCTGCGCCTGGCGGTCAGTTCTGGCCGGGGTATTGGCAAGTCGGCGCTGGTCAGTTGGATCACAGACTGGATGCTGTCCACGCGCATCGGCTCGACGACCATCATCTCGGCCAACAGTGAGAGTCAGCTCCGCAGTATCACCTGGGCCGAGCTGACTAAGTGGCTGGCAATGTCAATCAACAGCCACTGGTTCGAGGTATCAGCCACTAGGCTGATGCCAGCCAAGTGGCTGACGGAACTGGTCGAGCGCGATCTGAAGAAGGGCACCAGATACTGGGGCGTTGAGGGGCGGCTGTGGTCGGCTGAGAACCCAGACGCTTACGCTGGCGTGCACAACTTCGACGGCGTGATGGTGATCTTCGACGAGGCCAGTGGTATTGACGACTCGATCTGGGCGGTGACCAGTGGATTCTTTACCGAGAACACACCAAACCGCTTCTGGTTGGCGTTTTCCAACCCGCGCCGCAACACCGGGTACTTCTACGAGGCGTTTAACAGTAAGCGGGAGTTCTGGGCGTCAAAGATCGTGGACGCCAGGACGGTCGAAGGCACTGACAAGCAGGTGTATGAGCAGATCATCGCGGAATACGGGCCAGACAGCAGTCAGGCGCACGTCGAGGTGTATGGTCAGTTCCCGAACGAGGGCGACGATCAGTTCATTAGCATCGGCGTGGTCGACGACGCAATGAAACGGGCCAAGCATATGGACCAGTCGGCGCCGATTGTGATCGGCGTAGACCCGGCGCGGTTCGGGGCAGACGCAACGGTCATCGCCGTGCGGCAGGGGCGCGACATCGTCAAGCTGATCCGGCACCGGGGCGACGACACCATGACGGTGGTTGGGCACGTCATCGACGCGATTGAAGAGTTTAAGCCGTCGCTGGTCAACATCGACGAGGGCGGGCTGGGAGCGGGCGTTGTGGACCGGCTCAAAGAGCAGCGGTTCAAGGTCAGGGGCGTGAATTTCGGCAACAAGGCCAAAAACCCCATTATGTATGGCAACAAACGGGCTGAAATGTGGGGTGATATGCGCGAATGGTTAAAAACAGCCAGTGCGCCAAACGACAGGTTCTTGAAAAGTGACCTGATTTCGCCTAAGATGAAGCCCGATTCGCGTGGTACGATCTATCTAGAGTCCAAAAAGGACATGAAAGCCCGTGGTCTGGCCTCACCGGACGCAGCAGACGCCATCGCGCTGACGTTTGCGTATCCTGTCGCCAGCCGAGAGTATCGTGAGCCAAAGTCACACATCCGCACCGCAAGCGGGTATAGTGGCGGGGCTGTAACCAGTTGGATGGGTGCTTAAATGGCTAAAAAAGGCGTGTCTCTAAGCGTTGGACGGGGCGAGAAGCTGCCCGTCAGCAAGGGCGCGGGCCTGACAGCCAAGGGCCGCGAGAAGTACAACGCAGCCACCGGCTCCAACCTCAAGCCCCCGGCCCCAAGCCCCAAGACTAAGGCTGACGCTGGCCGCAAGGCGAGCTTCTGCGCCCGCATGGAGGGCGTCGTCAAGAACGCCAAGGGCGACGCAGAGCGGGCTAAGGCATCACTCAAACGATGGAAGTGCTAATCATGGCTACAAAACCCGGACTCTACGCTAACATCCACGCCAAACAGGAGCGCATCAAAGCCGGTAGCGGCGAAAAGATGCGTAAGCCTGGCTCGCCTGGCGCACCCACCAAAAAAGACTTTGTGCAGTCGGCCAAAACGGCCAAGAAAGGCAAAAAATGAGCAAGCACCTCGAACCCATCAGCAAACTCAACGCCCGTGAGCCGAAGATGTCCGGCGGCGGGATGCCTGACCGCAACAAGGAGACGTACTCCAAGATGCCGGGCATGGGCTGTCACGGCAGCATCCCGTCGGGCACCAACGTCAAGGCCACGGTTGCTAAGGTTCTGAGCAAGATCAAGTAATCATGGACTACACAGGAATCGCCGCTGCTGGAGCGGTCAGCGAGGGCGGCTCGGCCAAGGACAAGAGCGACTCTGAGGTGCTCTCGACGGCCCGCAGTCGCCTCGACATGGCGATTTCTGCGCTGTCTGAGTCGCGTGAAGACGAGCTGGACGACCTGCGGTTCTACGCCGGCTCGCCCGACAACCACTGGCAGTGGCCGGC